CGTCTCCGACAATATCTACATTGGTAGCTCCTGTGGCAATCGTTATTACGTCTGCATCCGCATCGTTCTTAATGGTAACGTCATTCGTGCTTCCTTGCCCTGTGAGGATTAACCCCTCTGCACTGGTATAACCTATAGCAGCATTGTCCCCTGCTGAAGTATCGCCTGTTGCCTCTACAGTTGCTCCTGTAATGACACCTGACGCTGTAAAGGTTACTGCGGTTGTTGTTCCCGCTAATTCAAGGTCCGTTAAAATATCATAGACTACCGCACCCGAACCTGCTCCGTCAGTAGTAATTACTTTTACCGAGCCACTGGATATAGCTACATTAGCACCGCTTCCTTGGCTAATAGTAACAGTATCCCCTGCTGCGTTATCAATTACCCAAGTTTTAGAAACCGTATTCGGTGCTAAAGTTACTGTGCAAGCCTGTGATAAACTGCCCGTTAGTTTTAAATATAAAGCCCTTGCTCCATCTGCTGCTCCATCTGCCATCGTAATCGTAGCAGTCGAAGCATCTGAAAGGGCTTCTGTTCCATAACCGAAAGCTTCACCAATTAGTTCCAAGTTGGTATTCGTACTGTCCCCCCACGTTCCCGACTCATCACCAGTGACGATCTCTTTTAATCTTAAATCATTTACATATGTTGCCATGTTTAAACATCCTCATCATTAATTTTATAATAAACCATTTACGCTGCTATGTCTGTCCAATCTGGTGTTTGTGCTGAACCAGCATCACTCCAAGATGTTGATTGTCCCGGCACTACATCACCCCAAACAAGAACAGATGTTATTTCACCAGTACCATAAAGTCCAGTTAGACTAATATTAGCTACACCAGTAACAGTTAAAGTGCCAACACTTCCTGTACTGGCATCCTGTGTAACCGATATTATATTATTGGTTATTAAGCCAAGTGTTCCTAATGCAGTAGTGCCAACAACTGTTGTCGGATAAACATTCGCATCACCAGTAACTGTTTCATCCCCAACTGCTACTGTTGAAGCAGTACCACTAACCCCTGTGATTGCAAAACCTGCTGCAATTACAGTTCCTACTGCACCTGTACCAGCAAGTCCTGTTACTGCTACATTCGCTGCTGCACTTACAGTAACACTAGAAACTGCACCAGTTCCTGCGAGTCCTGTAACCGAAACATTGGCTACACCAGTAACTACTAACGAGCCAAGCGCACTCGTACCAGCTAGACCTGTTACACTAACATCGGCAGCAGCCGAAATAGTAAGAGAACCTAGTGCTGAAGTACCTGCCAGCCCTGTTAGTTCAACAGGTATAGGCTCACCCCAAGTGAGTTGACCCCAAGTGCCTCTACCCCAACCTGTAATATTAGCCATTGGCTAAATTTACGCTATTCTTATGACAGCGTTACTTGCGTCTGCGGTTGGAAAGGTAATAGTAAAGCTACCAGCAGTAGAAGTTTTGTCTCCACCAAAATCAAAGACGGCAACCGCAGGATCGCCTGAAGCCGTTTCATTGAAAATCATACATCCTCTGGCAGTAATAGTCGCTGTACCAAAGGTTAAATCAGCAAAATCCGTAAACCCAGTGGTTCCAGACGAACTAGGTTCCACTTTGGTTAAAGTTCCACCCTTTGCCGTATAGTTGGTTCCTGTCGCTTCCTGACTCGTAGAGTAAGCAGTGGTGGCAGCACTCATAGTCGCTGAACTGGTATAAAGAGCCAGCTTAAAAGTGTTTCCTCCCGTTGAAAAATTGTGCTTGGCTTGCAAGAGTTCTTTCTTGAAAGACGTACACATCGCTTGTGTTATCGCCATTATAGTCTCCTAATAATATTAGCTAGGTCTTTTTGACCCTGTTTTTCTAATTTATTGCATATCGTACATATATGATTTTTAATAGCTTCATCCATATAGAATGCAATTACCTTTTGACAAGCATCTTTAAATATATGGGCTTGTGCTTTTATATTTTCAGGTGCTGTATCGCTTATTGAAACTATCCTATCTACTGCCATAGAAGAAATTTCTTCTATAGAATGACCCCTAAAGTGAGTAGTCTTAACTTCTAACTTTCCTAATGCTGCTGCTATATCATTAGTTTGCATTAAGGAACCTTTGGTTCAGGTGGACCACTAGCATCAGCTAGTTTCAAATCTTTAGAAAGTGCAGGTAAATTACCTCTCTCTATCCATGTTTCAGGATTTTCTCTACCAACAATACCAAAAGGTATTACGTTTTGTTGGACTACTTCTGAGTATTTACAAACCTTCATCTTTCCATCTTTCACATAAGAAACTATGGGATCAGCTATTCTATGATACCCATATAACTTATCTTTTAAATCTACATTTGCATCTAATAAATTAGAACGTACAGCTATTGATACTTCTATATTTTGTTCCATGCATTTTGCCAACCAAAATTCACAACAGGCTCTACCCATTTCTGCAAAATGTGGATTTGTTTTATAAGTAAAATCTGCACCAAACATAGATACTGCACCTACTTTATTCCAATAGGCAAAAGCTATTGCATAAGAAACAGTATTATTTATATACCCACATTCAGTATCTTTTATTAAAGCTTCTATCGGATATTCCTCTAATTCTGGAACTCTATCATCAAGTTCACAAGAGTAAATAGGATATTTAATTTCTGGTAAATAATCCCTCATCATTTGAGTCATATCAGCAGCATCATCTGTATCAAAAAAGCGACTAACAGGGTCCATAACAAAGGCTCTATCAACATCTTTAACAACACCAATCATGGCATTTATAGCCCAAACCTCATCATATTTTTGACTATGTGTTAATGATAAATGAAAATCTAGTTGACTATTACCCATAGCAACTATAGCCACATGCTTTCCTCGTAATTCTTTAATAGGTTTTTTTAACATAATTATTCCTGAATTCTTAATTGTCCACTACGATATGAATCTTTTCTATTTCTTCCATCACTTTGTAATTGAAGTTTACTTAATCCTTCTTGAAATCTTTTTTCATAAAGATTTATTAAGTCAGGCTCTCCTTTCATAAATGTATATGCTTCTGATAATGAACCATATAATAATACTTCTGGTGCATTAGTACCAAGCCAACTTGTACCATCTGATGATTCAGTTATTGATTGTGGAACATAAAAGAAATGTAACTCAACTGTATAATTTGCATCTGGTGCTGGTCCAACTATGAAGTAGTCATCATCAAATTGCCCATAATATTCAGGCAAACCTGTCGTAGAACTAGACGGATAAGCTTCTCTAATAAAGTTAACATCTTTATTTAATAAATAAACATAGTTACTATCAGAGTCTAAGACTGCAAGAGAATATGGATAAAGAAAATCGGTGGGCGTAGCTAAATATGAATTTCCGCTAGTTAAGCTTCCTGTTTGATTTTTTCTAAAATCAGGTAACTGTACTGTTTTTATTATCCGATCTTCTGCTTGCTGTATTATAATGGACAGATCATTAACAAATGTAGTCTCTGTGTTCTCTGTATAATCTTGAAGGGTTGATTTTAAAGTTGTAAATGTAAATGCCATCAGCTTGTTGTAATTTTAAGTTTTCCAACATGACCACGCATAACCATATTATTTAAGTAAGATGCACCATAAGCAGAGTTCCATCCACCTATCGGATTCCATGCATGAGTCCCTCTTGTTAGTTCTAAATCTTTTTGTGGTCTAGCATTTCTTAGACCCTGTGGATCATTTATATTTAATCTACCTATTTGATATTGCGGTTGGTCTTTATCTAAAACATCCTTACCTACCATAAGTCCTGTTCTTCTTTGATCAACAACTTGATTTCTTAAATCTTTTAACTTATAAACAAATCCCGTTCTATCACAGACTCCTAATGCATATTTACCTTTGGCATAAGGCATACTAATTATATCCTCCCGGCACAAATCTAACTGTAGCCTTAACTCTATTCGCTTCTGCTGCTAATTTCCACTGTTCTTCATATTGTGACTTTAAAAAAGGAATTCTTTGAATAGCTTCAGGATTTTTCTGTGCCACATAATAGGCTAAACCTGAAACCAATGTTGGCAAAAATAACTTAGGTATATCTATATTATTAGAAGCTGGAGTCCCAGCATCATATATTTGTCTTAGTCTATACCAAATAACTTTATATGATTGAGTGCTATCCGGTATAGGATAAAGTGTAAATGATGTAGTGCTTGTATCTCTATTTATTAATATTTCATTTGGTCTACCTTTATCTAACTTATTAGGTATACCTGCATATTGTGCAAAAGATACACGGGTTAATTCTGTATCAGTCTGTGAATCACTATTACCATCATCAGTTCTTAAATGATGTTCTAATAAATCAATAGTATCAGCATCTAAAGAATATGTAGCTGTACCTGATGTAAGCGTTGTACTACCTTGCTCTACTTGCCATAAATTTAGACCTCTATTAGCCCATTCAAGCATCATTAAATTAATACTACGTCTAGCTGTACGCAGATCATAGCCAGTACGCATTTCTAAACCAGCTAATTCAAAAGCTTCTTCAGCAGCTTCAGATATATCTAAGTTGAAGTTGTTTGTGGTAGCTGTTGCCATAGTTATTTACCATGATACTTACGCCTTAGTTGATCTTGATACATCTCCACTTTACCACCCGTTGCATAGGAAGTTTTCATACTCTTTCCAGTTCTTCTAGCTTCCTTCTTAGCATCTTCCTTTCCTTGTTTTGTATAAGGAAAGTGTTTAGCGTCTTTACCTGTTCCTACTTTTGGCATTATTTTTTTCCTGATTTATCTTTTGCTTTTCCAATATTTAATGCACACACATCAACGATCTTGTATAACTTTCCTATAAACTTATCGTCTTTGGGTGTTGGTGTAACAGCAGCTATTGCTGATGCAACAGTAATTATTAAACTTATTGTCAATCCTATTATTATAAGCATAGTTTTCCCCCTCTATTATAATTCAATTAAACCCATATTAACTAAATGTTGTCTATTTTGTAAATGTTCTTCTTCAATTTCTTTTTTACTTTGCCCATGATAAGAAACACCATAACCATTTTCTATCATAATAGTATTTATTGAATTAGTTTCGCCTTGTTTAAACAACTCACCAAGAATTCTACCATATTTGCCCTTACTATCTTTCTTAGTTTTTATAATTAATTCTTTTCCACAATCCTTAATAAAATCCTTTAAATAATTTTTGGCTAATAATCCAAATTTCTTTTCGATCTTATCTCTGGTACGTGATTCAGGAGTATCAATCCCATATAAACGCACACGGCAGCTATGATAAATAGAAAAACCGAGATCAATTCTAATATCCACCGTATCGCCATCCACAATTTTGATAGGACTACATTTATATTCATACATTATTCATGTTCACCTTTAAATGCTTTTGAACTCTTACTTGTACCTGCATATAAACCAAACCAAGCTGCTCCTGCACCAACTACAATAGAAACAAGACCACTTTGTTCAAGGCTAGGTTCATCTAATCCCATAAACCAAATAGCAGTTTTATATAATAAAATTATATAAATAGTTAAAAATAATCTAGGAAATATTCTCCATGCATCTACGGCTCTAGCCAAATATATCCATTTTAAATAAGGATTTTTCCCTGTATCTGTTGCTGTAGCATCTATCTGTACTTCTAAATTAACTTTTTTAGTTATAACTTTTTCTGGATATGTAGTTAATAATTCTTCTTCCATTACATTACTTTCATATAAGCTACTGCTACGGCAACTAAACCATATAATCCCCACAGCATATTTTCTATTCGAAGAAACTTTTTACTTCCTTCGTCAAGTCTACGCTCTATAAATTCATATCGTAGAGCGCATTCTCTTTCGTGTCCGTCAAGTCTTATATCTACTGTATCAGTAGTTTCAACTTTTGAACTCATAACTAGCTAGGATTTGAATAGCTTTTTGTTGCCCATATAACAATACTATAAGTATCACCACTGGTCTCATCATTGGTTGTTAACAACAAATCACCTGTAATTCCACTTCCTGCATTGTTAGAAATTCCGGGCAAAGTTTGGCTACTATCTGAAAAATCCCATGTGTCTGCCCAATCTTTAGGTGCTTGACAAATAAACACATTGGTAGTTGCATCCCAAAGTAATTGGAAACCCATACCTATATTACTGAACCAAATCTTTTGAATAACGACTCGGTTACAAGCTTGTTTAGTTATAGCACTTACTGTTAGACCAGATACATCAATCTTAGCTACAGCACTTTCTCCAGTGCCATCACTAATATTGGTAAATTTCATTACAAGATCACGACCACCATCATCCAAAATAGTTTGTGATGTTACTGCATCAGCCATAATTTACCCCTACTTATATATTAAGTTTGATTAGTGAGTAATCAGT